TATGGCGGGAGCATTAGATACGTTATTCAAAGATGTAGCCAAGCAAGTTGTCGCAGACCTTGGTTCATCTTTAGATACAACAATTACTTACACTAGAAAAGCTTCTTCAACATATAATACAAGCACAGGTGTAGTCACTTCAACGGATACCAGCTATGCAAGCATTAAGGTTCCAATTGAATTTATTAAATCAGAAGAAGATACTGGAAGAGAAATAAGACAGGCTAAATTATATATTACACCTGATTTAATAGGAGGCAATCAGCCAACATTTAATGATGAAGTGACATTAAGTTATGCAGGTGAAACACATGCTGCTCAAATTGTTGACATAGATACAAGAAGAGGTGGTCAAGTTTATTTATACACTTTATTAGTGAGGTTCTAATGGCTAGACGAGCGCAACGGAGAAAAATAGGAACGGCTCAAAAGGCAAAAGACTTTGCGAAGATAATTGGTGATGATCTTAGAGATGAAATTACGGTTCAATTAAATAGTTTTGTTCGAGCTGTTATTAGTGATTTAACAACTGATGCAAAAAAAGGAGGTGTTAGTCCTGTTTTGACAGGTTTTTTTGCTTCTAGTTGGAAAGCTGGTTTAACACGACCTAATAGGAATGAAGAAAGAGAATCTTTCACTCCTTGGTCAAACATCAAAACAACTGTTATTAATGGGAAAACAGTTTTAGCTTCAGGTAGTAGACCTTATATCAAGCAAAGACACTCAGTTCCTACTACGTTTACTCTTAATAAATCAATTTTTATTGGCAACACAGCTAGATATGCTCCCCAAGCTGTTTTATCTCCAAAATCTCAAGTATTTTCCTATTTAGCAGGTGGAGCAGGTGGATTTAAAGAAGGATTAAATCAAAAAATAGATAAATTCTTTACTGATAAACGACCTAACATTAGAGTTGGTGGAGATGTTGATGCAGCAGGTCGTATTAGCTACTTAAAATTATGACACTTGTAAATGCCAGAGCAGCCTTTGAAAAAGCTGTAACCGATGCGGTTATTGCCGCTGATGGAACGGTAACGGTAGTGCATGAAAATGTTCCTTATATAAAACCGGGCAAAGCAAAAAAATATGTTGCTGTATCAGTAAATTTTGGGCAATCAACCTTACAAAACCAAGGAGCAGCGAGTGATTATTATGCTGGATTTATTATTACATCGTTTGTACAAGACGGAAGTGGGCAA